TTTCAGGTTGATTGTGCCTCGAGTCTCCTCCTCGAGTTCCCGAACGGCACATCGTAAGGGATTGATAACCTCGCGACGTCGACACCCTCCTGTGACGAACGTCCACTCCTGGTACCGGCGGTCATGTACAATAAGCATATACTGCTTATTATTGATCGTCGTCACTGGAATCGCTATACTTTTGTGCCTCTCCCGACATGGCTGCTCTTGCGGGGAAGTCATTCCCTCCTACTGAGTCGTTCGTAAAAAAATTCATCAACTTTCCCCCACCCCGTGATGGTTCATATGTAATCAAAAACAAAAGTCCGAGCAAAAGAAGCCACTTCCAGATTTGCATTTATTATACTCAACTTTTATGTTTCCCCAAAATGTCTCCGATTTGTGCTTGCGTTATGTGACCTGACATGTCTATGAATTCTTCAACCGACATGGGTTCAAGATGCTTCTTCCGACGTTCTCTGTTGATAATAGGCTGAAACTGCAGCTTGTTCGACATCATATACTTTTTGAACTTGTTACTATGTGCGATTGTTTTCACGAGTGCTGTAATCGGAGCGATACTCGAATTCGGTGTTCGGCTTTCATTGATATAGGCGTGAAGGTTTCTCCGAAGCCATGCGAGGGACCACGTTTGACAAAACGTATCACCTGAGTGACACTGGGGATGACGACTACTTACATATAACGGTTTCTTTGCAAGTGTAGCAATTTTCTTTCGTGCCGTCTCATTCAAATAACTTCCATATGTACCAGACGTGTCCGATGGATCAAACACAGTGATACGTTGAGGTGTCATGTTGTATGTTACAAAGTGGTCCTCGCCACTCGAACGTTCCCCTGGAAGCACAAGAGTTCCAGTTGGATGTTGAATAGGTTTCTTCGTTCCCGGTGTAATTCGATAATCACCCTTCACGTTCGCGTAATATTTTCGAAATTCCACGTCAGAAACAAATATATCCCATAGCGTTTTCCAAGACGCAAGGTCTCGGCTCAACATATAGTTTGACGTGTATTTATTTCTTCAGTTAACAGGCTGAACGAGCGGAGTCCCAGTCTCAGCTTTGGCGCTGAATGAGTGTGCAAACGGGTTACTCTTGAGCACGTTGTTTGCCAAACCCAACCCCTGGTTGTTTGCTGACGAGCGGAAATCCTTCTGACCCTTGAATACGTTCAGACGGTCGTACTGGTTTGGAAGGTAGCGAGAGCCACGGCTTGCGTCGGCTGGGCGAACTGGGAGCGCACCCGCCTCGAGGCGCGTGTTTGTGTTGGCACCGACGGCACCCACGGGGTCGGCGCGCACGTTCATGCGTCCGCCGTTGCCGGGACGGTCGGGGTTGACACGATTCTTCGACCAGCGTATCGGATCGTTGTACGCAGTGTTGTACGCCTCTGCGACCATGTACTGCCCTGGACCCAGCTCGAGACCATCTTGACGAGAACCAGTCTCCTGGCGGTTCGTCGTCCGGCGTGTCTTCTGGAAATCCGGGCGACCTTCCGGTGCTGTGATGGCACCACCCTGTCCCTGACCACGCGTCTGCATAGGCTGATAGTTCGCAGTCGTCTTGGACAGCTTGGCAGGGTGGGAAATGGCGCCCAGCGTCGTTCCGCCGTTCTTGATGACGGGATTGGCTGGACCGCCCCACGTACCCGACAGAGTCGTCAGACGCTCCTCGTTCATGTTGTTGGGCAGAATGCGGAAAAACTGCTGGAAACCACCTGATGCTGGTGTGTCTGGTGACAGACCGAGACCGCGTCCGACGTATTTCTTGTCTGCGGGTGTTACGTTGTTCATTTTGTTCGTGACTGGCTCACGGCTTCCGTCCGTCTGGTACACTGGCTGACCGAACGGGAAACGAGATCCGTTCGGCACAACGTCCGCAAAGCTCGGTGCAATCTCCTTTGGTGGAAGACGGAACCCTCCTGAAAACCCACGACCTGTGTTCGGTTCCAGGTTCAGCGGATCGAGGGGTGGGTCCTGCTGAGCAAACTTGTACTGAATAAGGTCAAACTTTGAAACCTGGTCTGGCATCGAAGGCATCACTGCCTGCTGCTCCTGATCCTCCTTGGCGTCGCTGAGTTTCTTTCCGGCAAATACCAGACCGACAACGGCGGCAAGACTGAAGGGGTCCATCTATTATTTAGATGCTATTTTTTATCCACGAGTCCAAGAGGCGCTCCGTCTACTTGTCAGTGGGGTAACGCTTCGCGTAAGACATCGACTGGTACATCGCGTACGTGCTCGTCGGGTCCCATGACATGAACTTGTTCACCGGCTTGTCAATGTACAGTTCTGGGAAGTCGTACGGCTTGTCGGCGTAGTACTTGTTGTTACGGGAAGTCGTCTGTGAACGCAGAGCGTCACCCGTCATGACGATAACTTCGTAGTTGGTGTTTTTGGGTCCAAAGTACATTCCCTCCTCAACCATGAGGAGTCCGGGCTGAAGTACACTGCTCGGCATTATTAATTGTAGGTGAGATTATTTATTAGTCCACCGGGCGAAGCCCGGTGTCCGTCGTACCCTGTGACACAGACAAGTCGCTTCGCGACTTGGAATTTACCGCCCGTTGCCGCCACGGAGCTGGACAGTCTCGGGTCCACGAGCATATGGACCGTCGGGGTTGCACTTGGAAGGGTCATCGCGGCACATGGGGGCAAACGGCTTTCCGAACGCAGCGTTGGCGAACGCCGCCTGGTCGTTCGGCCACGTCGTCACGGCTGTCGTGTAAAAGTTACGTTCGGCATCGCGTTTGCGCTCAAAAGGGTGGATCGCCTTCCACTCGTTCTGGACCTCTTCCTTCATCGACGGGTACCACGGAGCCTGCTGTGCGTAGCTCGGATCGTCACCGAGCAGGTAATTGGCCATGGGATTGTCGCGCGTGGGCATGCGCAGACCACTCATCACTTTTGGTCCAGTCGACACTGTACGCGTACCGTCTGGGATCATGTTCATGCTGTACAGTACATAAAGAGCGGCAATGACCAGGGCACCGAGTGCAACGATGCGAGCATCGCGACGAATCAGGTACGTGAGCACGACGGCGTACACGATGAACCGAGTCGTTGCGAGAACTCGCTGTTCCGCCGTCTGACGACCAGTGGGCCAAAATTCAAGCAGTTGATCTTTTGCAACGAGTTCACGCAGGTCAATCGTCATCTTCTATTTTACGTGGAGATTTTGTTTGAGGTGGACTTCAAATCAGAGGACCACCCTTACCACCCTTGAGCAGAGATGACATCAGACCATTCATGCTGTTCATCAGAGCCGCCTCGTCGATGGTACCGTCGGGACCGGTTGCCGTATCCTGGAGCTGGCTGGCACACTTCTGTGCCACAGACTCGATCATGTTCAGCGTCTCGGCTGGGAGAGCGGTAATGGTCGTACCCAGAATGTACAGCGTCTGGAGGTACTGCCAGATGGCATTCTTCGTCGTCTCGGACAGTTCGGAGTTCCACAGACGAGGAATGTCCAGGTCGTTCAGAAAAGGCACCTCTGCCGCGTGCGTCTGGAAAAACTCCTCATCCTTCTGCATCAGGTGGTTCGCAAAAGGACCAACCGTCTCCATAAACTCCTTCAGAGGCTTCTTCTGGTTCGCCTTGCGCAGAAGGACAAACGTGTTCTGGTACTTTACCAGCTTCTTCTCATTGGGAAACGTGAGAACAAGCTCGTCAAGAAACTGCTGCATCATGTCGTTGAAAGCGTTGGTGGTGGTCGCCATTAATGAGATATACGTTTTTTGCTTTAAGCCTAGTGGTTGGCATTCAATTCTCGGAGTACCCCGGTAGGGAGATTCATAAAACTCACCATACTTGGGTTCGGGTGCCGGTTCAAAAAATTAATTGCGGCATTCACGTTATTATGCTTCCGCTGTAGTTTCTGAACACGGGCATTTATGACGGCCCGCTTTCTGGCGTTCGTGGCATTAAAACGCGCCATCTGGGATTTCACAAGCGAAACCTTAAGGTAGTTACGTTTTGCCTTCAGGCTGTTCAAATGGGTCATGGTAATATATGTCAACTTTTTTTACGCCCTGTACGGCGTGGTTGAAATCGT